AGTCACCGCGCTTCATGCGACCAGCTAGGTCAAGAGCCTGTGCGGTTTCCATCGTGTCGAGACCGTACTGCTTGATGTGCTTATCCAACACTTCAAGTTCTTTGACACGTGGTGCGATCTCATTGAACTGTCGCGTCATCTCTTGGTTTTGTTCTTTCAGTCGCATGTTCTGCTGATACATGCGCGACGCAAAACCCTTTTCAGCGATTACACGTCCTGTCTCATCAGTGATGTTCCCGTTCGCATCCATGAACGTTCCATCACCGAGAGGCCGTGTCGGCTTTCCTGTTGCAGCTTGTTCGCCTTGCTTTGGCTGTTTGCCTTGTGGCTGAACCTGCGTATTCTTGTTGGCTTGTTCGTCACCAACTTGCTCGTTTCCACGAACGCCTTGACCTTGTGTACCTGCATCAGTTGATGCGACGTCAACAGTGTCATTTCCTCCATTGGAGTTGTCCTGTGTGTCGGTGACATTTCCTTCATCTTCGATCCCGCCAAGATCGTTGATGTACTTGTCAAGTTCTGCGTTGTTTTCGTTACCCATGGTCTAGCTCCTTATTGCCGTGTTGGTTGTGGTTGCTGTGTCTGTTGCTGTTGTGCAGCTTGCATGATCTGCATCATCAGTTCTTTAAGTGGTACACCCTTTGCAATGCCTTCACCGAGGAATTGTTTTGCCTGCACTGGCAATGCGTTAACAACTTCTTCGACTTGTGCCATTACTTGTTCGAGTTGTGCACCTTGTTCACCTTGTTGTGGTTGACCACCTTGTGCTTGTGGCTGTCCCTGTTCCCCTCCTTGTGCTGCGCTACCACGTTGTAGCTGTTGCATTGTACTTTGTGTAATGATCTGCCAATCTTGAGGCGTCAACACAAAGTCATCCTTGAATGCGCGTTCGATTGCTTTGAGCAGAACAATGATGATGCCGGGACTTGCATTCGCAAACTGTCCAAGCACTTGACCGAGGTTCATCACCTGTTCTTTCTTCACCTTCGATGTTGGCTTCAATGTAGAGCCACCAACAACACGCAAGTTGTATGTGCGGTTGAATTCATCAACATTGATGTTTTCAGTCCATCCACCACAATTCTTTACGAAGTCTGCACCGAGCAGATTGTTGACTTCATCCTCTGTCATGAACTGAACACACAGTTCGAGCAAGGCATTACCGATGTCGCCTAGGAATTCTTCGATTGCGTCAATCTTTTCATCGAGACGCATCTGTGTTGAACTCTCATAGCTTTCAATAGCCTTGTTTGTTGTGTTCGTTTTATACTGCACATTCTGTAGTACTGGTGTGACAGACGACAGACGATTGATGCCTTCCATGATTGGCTTAGCATCAAACAACTGTTCGAATGCTGTAGATGGAGCAGGGAACGTACCCATGATGTCACCAATCTTTTTACCATCAGGTAGGTCGATTGAATGCACCAAATCCTTGCTGTCGTCACCAAGAAAGCTTTCGATCTGTGTTTTATCTTTGACAGCATTACTATCGATCCAAACCTTGGACGATGCCCAACGGCGCATACGAGCACGTTCGTTGTTGATCGTATTCAACTCGTCTTGATGATCGAGGTAATACATCACTTCTGAACGAGCATACATCTCGTATGGATCAGTTGTGTATGTCAGTGCGAAGATTGGGAAGAAACGCGACAGCTTGTACGGATCATCCCATACCCAAACAGGCCAAGACCAGTCGCAGTCATTGAACAGATAGACGCGACGTGTAATCTTGTCCCACACATACCAGCACAATGTATGGCATGAGGATTTGAAATCATCCTTGGTCTTGTAACCGTACTTCTCGTGTTCCTCACCGTCATCACTCAACAATGTGAAGTTGTTGATCTCATCATCATGACCTTGCATGTCCTTCTCACCAGAGAGTACATGTGTTGGCTTGTAGATCGACTTCCATTCACCATTTTCATCTTTCGTACCATACATAGCACGCAGATAATCTGTACGAATGTAATCGCCGATGATGACGAAGTTAGCTGATGGAATGTCACCATCCTCAGCAGCAGGATCAACGAACACAAGATCAGGACGACGAACTCTGCACTTCGGTCCAGCAGGTGCAAGCAGTGTGATTTTTTCTTCGAGTGCTTGCAGCTTGCCTTCTATCTCCTGCACGTCATTAATTGTCTTAGCTTCCTGTAGCTGCTTCGACAGAGCTTCAATCTCCTGCAAAGCTGCTTCACTGCCATTCTCTTTTTGCACATACGATAGTTCCAGATAACCAACGTTAGTGAGTGTGGTAGTCAGCACAACACGCTTAGCTTTTGGCTTGATGTTGATGCCGGGAGCTTGCTTTCGAGTAAACAACACATCAATGAGCTTCTCAAACAGATCAACTTTCTGTTCGTCAGCTTCACCTTTCTCGGATGTGATCTCAACATCAGGGTTCTTCGTGTACGTTGCAGGAACAAGTGCAGACGCATTCGCAAACACCATGTTCTCAGACAGGAACTTCTTTTCTGTCTCACGACCACTACCGATGTTGTGCAAGCCTTCTGTCTTGTTGGCCATAGCACCATGATCATTCTGGTAGTATGCAACAACTTCCTTCCAGCGATCAATCGTACCATTCTGTTTCAGCTGGTTTTTGATCTCTTTCCAGCGTGAGTTCCACATCTTGCCAACAGATTTGCTGACAGGAATACGTGTATCAGCATAGACCTGATAAACACGATCATAAACAGGCTGCTCAGCTTCCTGCTTCGACATGTTACCATCAGTAACTTCAATCTGATTGTTGATATCTCTGTTCTCAGCCATGACGCCTTGTTCCCCGTGCAGCTATGGGAGCGGTCTCTCCCCAACGATGTAGATATGTCTTGTCTTTGTTTGCTTTCACTCGCATCGCCAAATCTGGTTCACGAGCAAGCATGTATTTAATCGTGTTCATTGCGTGGTCGTTCTTATCAACTGGAACGTCAATGCGTTTACCATCAGTTCCAACTTTCCAGTAGTAAGACGAGTATTCATTGATTACGAAATCCAACTCCTGTGCCACAAACAAATGCGGTGCACCGGGAGTTTGTCTTGTTGGATGACGATGTAACTCATTGATCGCAAGATACTGATTGACTTTCGTGATGCCTCGAATGATCTCGTTATCAGCAGGTCGAGTGCGTACACCATACGTACCTGCGTTCAACAATTGTGCAATAGTCTTGACACCTGAATTACGTGTCACCTGTGTTTTCTTATACAATGCAGGATCGGCATTGATTGTCTCATCACCTGCATCAAACTCTCTACGAATTTCATGTATCCGTATCTTCTGATCTTCGAGAGCAAACTCACTCTCAGATTTATAGAAGCCATCTACAATGAACACGTTCTTATATCGATCTGTGAAACCAAACAGATAACAGCAAGGTTCCGTCATACCAAAGTCGTAGCCTTCAATAAATGACGGTATGATGCCACGTCCTAACATGCTATCGAAGTACAGAACCATCTCGCTACGTGGCATGGTGTGTTCCATCTCATCGAAGTCAGGATGAACAAGACCTTCGTATGCAGCCCACTTACCATACAAGAAACGCTCACGTGATTGACCACGGTACGCACTCTCAAGTGTTTGTATAAAGTCCTCACCGAGATTGTGTGCGTTCGTGTACGTACTGCCTTCAACAAGTGAGATAAGCAGTTGTGGCTTGCCATCTGGCCCAAGCATCGGTTCATCCGCATTCGGATTTGGTTCACCGTTCTTGAGTTCCATTGGCTCACGTAAGCACAACAAGTTTTCGTCAACGTAACCTGATTGCATGTACTTATGTAATGGTGCAATGAGTGTGCGATAAACCCAATTACGTGTAGGGTTCACGCATACAACAAACCATCGTGGTCCAGTAAGCGGCATAGTAGGATCGTTACCAATATAACGTGCGTTACCGCGTAGACGGCCAAGCAAATCATCGAAGTCCTTTCGTGTGATCTCAGGGTCTTCCAACTGATCAACAACGATGAGATCATATGTTGCAGACAGAAGGTTAGATGTTGTCTGACCACCATCAGCTTCACTTGCTGCTTTGCCTTGCTGTGCAATGTAACGAAAGTTAACAGTTGTACCGTTAACCATGTGACATGTGTTGTCAGCATTCTTGGACAATGGGAATGATTTAATCCATGATGCAGGGCACCACTTCAAGAACTCTTTACGAATGGTGTCATTCAGCTTTGGATACGTAGCACGTGCAACAAGGATGTTCGCACCGGGATATTCCTTTGCGATCTTCAATACTTTCTGCACGATTGCGGCAGCGGTTTTACCGTTACCGTAACCGCCACCGAACACTTGTACTTTTGATCGCAGCAATCCAAACTGATCTTGGATCGAACCGGGAATGACGTTATATGTAGGCATTATGGTGCAATCAATCCGTAAGCCGGAAGACCTTCTGTGACGAGGACACGTTGTACGTACATCGGATCAGATGTTGTTGGATTAGGTACAGTCTGTGCTGGTGTGAAACGCATATATCTCCACACTTCTGCTGCGTTTTGTGTAACAGGAATGTTGCCAGAGATGTACCACATCCAACCGTTCTGGCAATCCATCAGTGCACCAGATACGTAGTCACGCAAGTTACCAAACTTATTATATATTGAGAAGTATGGTGCAGGATTTGCAGCAGGGTTAGCACTGTAACACAGAGCAGAGAAGCAGACAGTTTTACCAGCAATCGCTGCCATCTCTGTTCCGCTTAAATACTTCTGCATGTACGATGATTGTCCTGATATCGAAGTGCTTGGCGCAATCTTGCACGAGTATGCAGCTGCTCCATACTTGATTGTTGTTTCTTTCGTGACAGACAATCCAGCACCAACAGCAGTCCATCCTACAGGAAGTGTGCTAGGCCAGTTGCTGAAATCACCGTTGTCAATCAAGTTCTTTGCTGCATTGCTAGGCCATGCAGGTGTGATAAAACCACTCGTAGACTTTGCACGTTTGTATGCGTCAATGAGTGTATCAGCTTGTAGCTGTGCACCTGCACTGTTAGCTAGACTATCTGATGGATGGATGTTATCACCACCACGATACAATGTAGTCAGTTTGCCACGAGCAATGAACTGCATGTACGTGTCAACAACAGTCAGTTCCTTATGCATCCTTGCAACAAGACGCATAGCGTTGTAGCATTTTTCGAAACCGTTATCAGACTGCCATGGGTTCTGTGTCACCAATACTTGTGGCACATTCGGCCACTGTATTTCCTGCATGCCGATTGGACCGAGCCACTTACCAACACCATTAGAATATTGATAGTCACCAATCGTATTCGGTGTAATCATTGGATACGATTGCATGTTGTGCCCATGATGCATGATGCACATATCAGGTGTTGGGATTGCATCAATTGCTGTTGGCTTACGAGAGCCATCAAACATTGTACCGGCTACACGACCGGGAAACGATGCGAGATATAATGTGATTGTTTGTGCTGTACCAGAACGTAGTGCATCAGCAGCTGCATAATCTTTCGGACCGGTAGGTGTACCAGCTACGTCATCGTATTCAGCCCAACGATACGCATTAACTGTACAGTTGTACAAGTCACCGAGCATGGTAACAAACTTGTAGTATACGCCGTACTTTGAGTGTGATGTGCTATCTCCATTTACGAAGATAACAACGTTGTTGCCTGCTGCCAACTTTGCTTTGAGAGATGAGAATGCATTGACCTGCGATCGCTTACGCAAATCAACGCTATCTCTCATCATCAGATTTGCTACGCGATCAATCATTTTAAAACAGTCCTACAACACTGGTTGCAGCAGTGGCAACAGCAATACCCTTGTTGCGTATCCAGATAAATCCAACAGCAGCAACAAGTGTAAGTGTGTCACCATCAATAAGGTTGATTACAAGATCACCCTGTCCACCAACGTAGAGTGCTTCATACTGTTTTGTTGTTGGTGTGTCATTTCCTGTCAGTGGTGTACCGTTTACAAACGAGCCACCACGTTGTGTAAGCTGTGCCATTTCATTTCTCCGGAGTTAGGTCAATTGTTGGTATTGCTGGTTCACTCACATAACGAATGCGTAGCTCATCTTCAAACTTCATCGAGTGTTCAACTCTGTCTACAGGACGGAAGCCACTACGGTCAAGAATGTCCTTAGCCGCTGTGATCCGATTGTCCTCGCTCTTAGAAGTGAGTGAGCTAACAACAACTGTAGCAGCAGCGAGAGCTTTGGACTGTATAAATCCGTGTACAGTTGCTTCCTCTGCATGTCGAAGTGCATCTGTCATGTCCTGTTCGATTTGAGTGTACAAGTCAGATATACGAATATGATCAACGCTCTCAGCTGGAATGTTCATCAGCTTCGATATTGCGAATGCATCAAGTCCCCATAATGTATATGAGTAGACGAGCATAACAACATTCATCTGGTTGAATGCAACAGTTACATCAGCGAGTGTACGTTTGACGCTAGTAGGTGCGCTCTTAAACGGTGTCTCAAGCAGTGCATTGATTTGTTCTGCAATACCATACGCAGCTTTGTTCTGTTCCTGTTCATCGACAGAAACTACTTTGCTACCGGATGAGTTTTCATCCGGTAGCAGGATTGTACCATCAGGTAACGTGATGGGTTTACCCTTTTCAATCTTCATTGTGATACAGCCCTTCTTGCTGCCTGTCCTGCCATTCCTGCTGCTCGATCCTTCAAGCTACGTGCGGTAGCAGAATTCTCAACCAACATACGAAGCATGTTATCATCAATGTCAATGCCAGCGTCACGAAGAGCTTTAACCGCACCACGGATATCTCCCTTGTCAGCAAGTGCTGCTGCGTTATTCACAGTGACGTCACGCGATCCCTGTTGTGAGAAACGGTTGACATTGTTTGCATGATCTCCGCCTTCTTCAACGAAACGCTGTGCAGCTGCATCAACATCTGGTACAGCTTCTGTTGCGTTGATCATGTCATCGACAGCATTAGGTGCTGGCAATGCTTTAGGTGGAGCAGGGAGTGCTTTTGTTTCAGTGATCTGCTGTGCAGGTGGAGCAAGTCGTGCAGTCTTTTCTGCATCAATCTGCTGCATATCTCCTGCACGCTGTTCTGGTGTGTCAGCAATTGAAGTGATGTCGTCTGCTGATGCACCGGACTTACTGTTGTACTTGTTGTACAACGCACGTGCTGCGGCTGCTGCTCCACCAAGACCAAGCGTACCGAGGATGAGTTCAGCGGTGGTGAAACCATTGCTGCTGTTTGCATCTTCATTCGGTCCCATTTGTGGACGTGCAGTTGGTACAGGAATGTTCGCACCCTCTGCTGGCATACCATCTTCACCAGCAGTCATACCGCCATCAGTTGGTCGTGCTGTTGGTGTTGGTACATCAGTCATACCAGCCATACCAGCAACTTTATCAATGTACGCATCCATCGAATTAGATGGAAGCTTGTTGCCTTTCATCGGAGAGCTTGCGCTACCGTCTTCGTTCATGATCATCGTGTGATCGAACTTCGGTACGTAACGATAAACGCGACCATCAGGACCGCGTTCGATAACAGAACCATCTGTTGCTGTGGCGTCGTTGCGGCCACCTTCATAAACTTGCTGTGCGTTTGTCTGTCCTGCTATACGCGACTTCATCCCCGCCATATCGCGAGGACGTCCATTGCGTTGAGCAAGAGCTACTCTTGCGTCATCATTTGCCATTGTGATTACCAACCAAGCTTGTTGCCGCCACCATTACCAGACTTATCGACTGGATATGGATTAGGACGGTTCTTCTGTTCCAATGCAGCAACGAGATTGTTTGCATCGGCAGTAGTTGTTGCACGGTTGATTTCAGTGAATGTTTCGATGGTACGCTTACCACCTTGTACATTCGCTTCGAGATCACGTTCGGCCTGCACACGCAGATGAGATGTAGAAGCTGTGTCACCGACTGCACCAGCAATCAACGTGACAAGAAGCTCACGTACTTTTGCTCTATCATAGATGCGGTTTGCGAAATGCTTTGCCAGAACTGTGTCTGCATTGCCTGTTGTGTTTGTGAGCAACGAATGCGGTTCGCCGTACTCGTTGTCCCATAGTCCGCTGTAGCTAACCATTGTGTTTGTCCAATCATGATTGTGGAAATTGCTTGCATGCACGAGCATCATGGCATTGCGGCTGCGTCGTGTCAATGGGATGCATATTATAATGAACGCACGCGCGAATACCACAAAATCTAGGAATGTCAAGCGTGTACATATGTATAAGCTATGCAATTATCGAATACCCGGTATGCTTGTATTATATGAATAAATATGCTACCCTATGGCTCGGGAAGGGGACGGCTAGAGTGTTACATCAGCAACACCTTGGTATGCATCATACCTATTCCAGCCTGCACAATCACCACACTATTGTAAAGAAGTAGCCCCGCAACACTCGAAGAGGGTTGCGGCCAATACTCTCATAGTATATCCCCCTCCCTCCATCTCCCCTCACAGTATTACTTGCAACACCTATAGTAATTGCTGTTGTGTTCAGAGCACGAATGACAGTGATCAATAGGAGGGATACAAAGTTAGAATGGGGGATATGCTTGCTCATCTCACTACCCCACACACAATCACAAACCCCCATGTTTTGTTTTGCGGGGGGAGTAGGGGGCATGTTTACAACGTGACATGATGTGTTGTTGCATGCGGATGATGTAATGTGTGTGGCGGCGCGCATCGTCGTACTGATGTGCTACTTTGCTCAGCAGTTGTTTGGGCATTCACTGTTATTGTTGGATGTCTGCATGTCTGCTGCATGCATTGATGTGTACATATGTACAAGCTGCATGCTGTATGTATGTATATGTATATAATGTGTGTATGCGCATGCGTTCTTTGATATCTTTATGCGTGTACGTGTTGATGACTGCTGTTAGCTGTACATGTGTACAGTGTGTAAGAAAGTTTGTTACTCCGTTTGACAAGGTGTGCACACTTGTATAAGTTAGTGGTCACGG